ATCAACAGGCCGTATTGCGGCTGCTGGTGCCAATGTTACTGATTTTCTTTCTAAAATCTTTAATAAAGAGTCTGCTATGAATTCCGTTCTTATGTTCGGGAGATACATTGCTCCTCTTGTTTGTATAGTTGCCTACCGCCACCGAGGTAGTTCTGGCTTTATGAAGGCCATTTTCGGTATTAGTATGATTGCATTTTTGTGGGCATGGCGGGAGCCAGCTTTCACACTTCTTCGTGGCTTATTCGCTAGGAATGAAGATATGCAATTCGAATCTTTAGACGGTGTTCCTCTATTTTTGAAGGAAATTTTATCCGTTGTTAAGATTGTTTTTAATTTTCGGGATTTGAACGCCCGAGAGGAGATGAGTGTTGTTCAAGCACTCGCTACCTCAATGCAACAGAATTATTTAACACAAGCCACTGTTGTGGCTATGGGCGATCTTGCCTATGTTGATATTCTTATTGAACGGATCATGTCTCTTTATTCGAGGTTCAAAAACCTTGTTGGGAGCTTTAATCCTGGAACCATTACTGGTTTTAAGGATATTGATGATGCCGTTACACGTGTTCGTTCTTTCACTGGACAGATCAATGTGCTTCCTACTTCTGGCAATTACGCTACTGTCGCATCTATTTGCGACTCTATGCTTCGACTTCAAGTCAAATATAAGGATAATCATGCTGCTGTTCGTGTTATTTCTTCGTTTTTACCTAAGATTGAGAAAATCCGAGATGAACTTGCGAAACTTGGTGCTATGAAGAACCAATTTCGTGTTGACCCTACGTGGGTTAACTTTTGGGGCAAACCCGGTCAGGGTAAGTCCAAGGCGTGTGAAGTATTGAATGATTGGCTTTGCCAATATACTTTACGTGATCACCCTGAAAAGCTCAAGGCCTATATGGCCAACCCTTTCCCATTTAGATTTAGGCGTATTGCGTCTGAATATTGGGAAGGTGTGACTGAAGATTGTATTTTAGTTACTTACCCTGATAGGGAGGCAGCTGAAGAGGGTCCTCAATCCAAAATTAACACAAGTCGTGAGCTTATCGACTTAGTGTCAAACGAGCCTATGCCACTTAATATGGCATTCGAGCTCAAAGGTAAAATGGTTATCGCTCCTGAATGGATAACGAGCACCACTAACCTTAATTATATTTCTGAAGCCACCATTGACCAAGGTGCTATTGCACGTCGTCAGGTAGCTTTCGAGGTCGAACTTGCTGGAACAACTGCTGAGAATAATTTCAGAGCAGCACCAGGTGACAAGGTTGACTTTAGTAGATGGAAATTCTACTTGAGTGATATTACATGGGCCCAAGATGGGCGTGTACAAAACTCAAATTTTGTCCGGTTGAATAAGCCGGCTATGAATGTCCATGAAGTTTTCAACTACCTCTGCTTGAAGAAACAGGCTGAGTATGATAAGTTTATGTCTATGAAAGATAAGACAAACTTAGCGCCAGATTGGAATGCCCTAGATGCCATTATGGAAGGAGGGTACCAGTTGGGTTGTGATTACTTCGAATTGGCTAGAACTAAGCCAAAGGTTGCCGTTTTAGAAACGGGCGAGATTCATGTTGATCCTATTGTAGGGTTAACTACACCCCGTATGACCAAACACGTTCTTTTTAAGGATGTTGAGATCCTAGACCACACTTTAAGACGCGCTATTTGTGTGCGTGCTTTTCGTGAGATGGATGGATCTGCCGTTCCCCAGTTCAGGGAATGGGTGTTTGAAACAAAACCAGACTTTAAATGGTCCAATTTGTCCAACACCGACAGAATTTACACTGTACTCAAATTCATTGAGGAGTGGAAACAAGCTGTTGCACCCAAAAATACACTGACCAATATTGAAGTTAATTCAATGTTAGCGTTATTCAATCCAGTGTAAACCCAATTTTGGGTTACTGGAAACAAATCATCGGAGTTCTTTCCGGTGTTGCTGCCGCTATTGGAATGTACAAAGCATTCACTGGTTTTTCAACTGCTCATCCTGAAGCAGAACCAGGAGTGTATGCTCTACCCGAAGAGATCGCTGAGCCTGTTATTAATGAGACTCTTGCGACTCAGAGCAGCGCGTATACGGAATTGACAGCTAAGAAGAAGGCTGTTTCCCGTAAACGTCAATTTGGGAAAATGAGAAAGATCGAGGCTCCCAAGCCTACTGTGACACTTGAGAGTGCACAGGTTGACACGATCGAAAGCTTGATGAAGAAGTTTAATTATTCTATCATAAATGAGCTTGATGGTACTCGCATCCAGAGGGCAGTATGCCTAGGAGGACGTGTATTTTTAGTCAACAAACATTTTATTTCTGCTTTGAGAGCCAGTTTGGCTTCATCGCCCGGCTATGAGTTGGATCTTCGGATGTACAACGAGGCCGGCACCACCTTTAAGGTAACATCCACCCAGATTTTGGGAGGTGTTGAGAACGAAGACTATGATCTCTATGTTTTTAAACTAGGAGATGACTATCCCGCTGGGAAAGATATCTTTGTTCATTGGGCTGGTGAGACAGCTATTGAGGAGACGATCAAAAATTTTAAGATCATCACGGCCGGAACCTGGAATCCTAGGATCGGTCGTAGTACTAGTCATGCCAAATTTATGGCAGGACAAAGTGTTCGCTCAGCTGATGGGGATGAGATATTCCTCAAAAATACAGTTAAATATATGTCCGACTCCGAGTTTGGAGATTGTGGTCAGTTAATTTACTGTGCTCATGGAGACCGACGATTAGTCGGTAAATTCATGGGAATCCATGCCGCTGGTGGTGGAGGCTTTAGTGAAAGTCACGGAGCAGTCATCACACCAATCACCTTGAAGAGGATGATTGCAGCGGTTGAAGGTAGGGAGTTACCGGGGGTCCAGGATGATGATATCAAAGACCAGATTTTCGGAACATTAGAAAATGGACACCATTTCTACACAAAGAATAAGGATGTTCGTGTACCTACCCAAAATCCCGCTCTCGAAGCAGGCAAATTGCCCTGCAACGTTAATAAACCTGAAGTTTACAGGAATGCCCGGCGCGGGTATAACAATAAGTTTAAAGTTGAGCCAGAAGATCAGGCTTTACTCGAACAAGCATTGGACCGGGTTTTAGAGGATTTCGCTGAACAAGCTGGAGGCTACCCTGAGAAGGGAGTCTATGGTCTTAAGGAAGCGATTTTTGGAGTTGATGGAACCGTTTTGAACGGAATCAATTTATCCACATCTGCTGGTGCTCCCTTTAATATTACTGGGAAAACCAAAAAGATGCTCATTGGCGAATATTTAGATAACAACTTTGTTCCTGGTTCACTAACACAGGAACTCAAGTCTCTCTTTCAAGAGGCTCTTGCCGAGTTATATGAGGGTTCAATACCATTTTGGATGAACACCTATACCGACATTGTCAAGGATGAGTTACTAAAAATTCAAAAAGTGCAAGACGATATGGGTCGTCTTGTTAGTGCCGCTAATCTCATCAGCGTTCTGGTTCACAGGGTGCTGTATGGTCGCTTCATCAAATGGTTGATGGAGAACCACCTCTCCAACGGAATCGCATTAGGCGATAACTGGGAAGGAGATGATGCGGACTTGATCACACGAACATGCCTAGCACTCACACATGGTGAGGCTTCAGCGTCCGATG